GCAAAATCGTCGCAACCTTTAAACGCAAACACGTTACCGTAAACGCTGGTAAACGTAGCTGATCGTGCATCAACTGTCAGGCCAGTAATGTTTTGGCACAGCACTGTGGTGACTTTATATGTGCCTTTCGGGAAAACAACATGACCGCCATTTTGGAACGCCAAAAGAATAGCCGCTGTGTCATCCGTTGTACCGTCACCAACAGCACCAAAATCTTTGACGCTGACAGTTTGACGCAGTTTGGCTTGGACTGTAGTGGTCACAGCGCCAGTTCCCGCTGGCGTATAACTTACCAAAGAAGCGTCTGTGTTTGACGAACTTGAAATGTTATCGTAAGTACCGATTAAAATATCGGTGCTATCTTTTAGGACAAATTTGTATGATGTCCCAACGGTTATCCAAATTTCACCCCCAGGAACGCGCCCTGCCGAATCCAAAATAATTGGATTGGAATGAGCGGTGCCACCGCTAGATGACGTGTAAGTTGCTACTGGAGTTGTGGTTCCGGCAGCGTAAGTGTACAGTTTGCCGCCAGTCAACGGGGATCCGTTGTTGTCCAAAAACTGCCAACCTGCCCCGCCGATTGGTGAAAGATTGACGGCCATTTTGTTTCCTACGCAGTAAGTGCAGCAACTTTATCTTGAAACGCTTTGATGCGAGCGTCCAAGGCGGCAGTCTGGGATTTTAATGCGGCTTGCTGTATATCAATTTCAGCCTGGGCCGCAGTCTGAGAAACCTCACGATCTGCCACCGCTTTTTCACGCAACTCAACCGCTGTCTCACGGTCTACTGCAGCAGCAAGCGCAGCGTTAGCCTGGGCATTCAGATCTTTGGCCTTAGCCTTAGCATCAACCAGTTCCTGCTTTGCCGCTGCGCGGTCAGTTGCTGCATCAGCCCGTAGTGAGGCTGCTTCTGCGTTAGCCGCATCTAGCTCTTGCTTGGCGCGTTCGCGGTCAGCCATCGCATCTTGGGCGGCAGACAAAGCACCCTGTCGAACAGCCAGTTCGTCGCGCAGCGCGGCCATGTTAGCCAGATCAATTGGAAACTGCTTGGTGAAATAATCAACGTAGTTCACGGCAGGAGAGTCGTTAGAAACTTGCATAGCGACCTCAAGAATAATAGGTGATGTTGAGTTTGGCGCTGGCAGTCTGTTCAATGAACTGGATCTGAGACAGATCACCGTCGTACTGCAACGTAACACCAGCAGCCAACGGCATACCAACTGTAGCGGTAGGGGCCACGCCATCGTCCCGCCAACGCACTGCTTGCGTTTCAGGCGTAATGATCGCAATCCGAGGTGAGCCAATCAATCCGCTTATATCGCGGGGCGGCACGGTCAGTTTGGTAGCAGAACTTAGACTTGTAATCTGCTGGTAGCCCATCACAGATGTGATAGCCTTAAGGTTGATCGCCATCAAAATCTCCTTCTTTCGGTGAATGACCGAAGTTTAATCAATAGTTGGTCTGCGCCAGTGACAACAGACTGAAAAAAATCTCCAGCAAAAAAAACACCGCCAAAAAATGAGTTCATGTCGGCCAAGTAATTTTAAACGGGTCATCTTGCGTAGTTATATCACGAAGTGCTTGGCGATAGGTTGTCCATTTTGCCTTGTCTACCGGGGAATCTTCTAACTGTGTCCAGTCCGTATCCTTGAGCATCTGGTTCCGCTGGTTACGGATCATAGCCCATTGCGTGTCAACCTTTGCTTGTAGCTCTTCAGCAGTCAACGGTTCAACGTCAACCAGACAGCACATCCCATCGTACAGATGCGGGGCAACAGAAACAAGTTTCTCGGTCTTGCGGTCGTATGGCTTCCACACCGAGATAACGTAATAACCCTGCTCGGCAATCCAATTAAGAGTAGGACCGCGATCACCGAACGACGTGTTGGGGAACCACTCAGTGTGGTCTTTGATTATGAGTTTTGAGTTAGCAAGCTGCATGACTACCTCGTTGGAAATGCTGCGGTTGGCGTTGTGGTTACAGTGCGAGCAAAACCTCTGGTAATGCGAACGTCTTGCAAATAACCGTTCAAAGGAGTCAAGCCTGTTCTGCTTGCGCCAACGTACAAAATATTAGTCTGGTTAAAGTTGTCAGTTACAGCCCCGCCACTGGTAGCGTCTGCGGTGCCATTTAAATAAATTTTTAAGTTTCCCGTTGCGCTGCCAGACCGAACAACGGCAAAATAATACCAAGTAGTCGCGGCTAATGATGTTGCACCAGTTAAGTTTGACGCTGTATAGCTAAACTGAAGTTTGTTAAGGGCTGTAACGTTTAAAGACCATCCAGTCGTTGCCGTCCCCTTGCTGAGGATCCCATAAATAGCTCCGTTTGCGGCCAGATAAAGCCAACCGTCAATTGTAAAATCACTCGTGCCAAGCTGGAGTTGTGGACCGTCAATAGACGTTAACCAATCCCCGGTCCCGTCAAGTTTTAAACTGGTTGGCGACCACTTAGATACCGTGGTTGACGCTTGAGCATCGCCAACTGTGATTGCGTTGTTTTGAACAGAGGCGTCATAAACCCCCGAATTTGTAAAGTCAAGAAGTAGACTGGTGTTTGCCGCCGCAAAAGTTATATCTACGTTGGTCGTGCTTGAATAACTTGCCGCGCTTGTGGAACCCGCTGTTTTTATTGGTGCCAAAGTTGGCGGGGTAAATGCACCTGTATAAACTGCGGTGCCTTTTACTATTCTAATATTTGAAGAATAACCATTTAAAGGTAAAGTAGCCGTTCTACTAGCAGAAATGTACATTATGCTAGTTTGGTTAAAGTTATCGGTTACTGCGCCCGCACTTGCAACCTCCTGTACACCGTTAATATAAATTTTTAAATTACCAACCGAACTACCAGATCGAACTACTGCAATGTGGTACCAAGCGTTTTGAACAAGCGTTGTAGTTGCACCCGTTAAGTTTGACGCTGTGTAACTAAATTGAATTCTTGCGCCAGTAGTAGTGTTTAATGACCAACCAGTTGTGGCAGTACCTTTGCTGATCAAATTGTAAGCGGTTGAAGTGGCCCCAGAAATGTAGAACCAACCTTCAATTGTAAAATCTCCAGCAGCAAGTTGCAATGCCGCATTGTCAGCAATACTTAAATAATCGGTGCTCCCGTTAAAATAACCGCTCGCCCCATACGCTGCAGTAGTATAAGAGGCGACGGGTGAGAATGGCTGAAATGCTTGGGCTATGGGAGTCCCGTTAACCGTAATAGCAAAAGTATTAGGGCTATTGTTAATAAATCGGTTGCTTTGGCAAGTAAGAAATGATGTTTGGGTTCCAGTAATCGCGGAAATGTTTGTGCCAGAAGACTGCGTTGAAGCAAGCGGGGTTGTTGGCGGCGTAAATGCCCCTGTATAAACGCCAACACCTTTAACAATTCGCAATGAAGAAATGTAACCAATCATTGAGGTTGTGGCGCCCTCTGTTGAATATCTTCCCACATTAGTAAAAAGTGCTGAGTTAATTGTTACGGCAGACGTTGCCGTTCCTCTAGATACCCCGTTTACATACAGGGCAAATGCGCTTCCAATCCGAACTGCGGCAATATGGTTCCAGACCCCTGTTTTTATAAGGGCCGTAGCAGACGTAATGTTTGTTTGGGTTGCGCCAGAACACCATCCAAGATAAACAGCACCCGTTGAAAGAACAACAAAAAGAACACCAAGGTCGGTGTTTGATTGTGCGGCGTTCTTTTCTTGTATTGTTATGTACCGATTATTACTTAAATCACTAATGTTAACCCATGCATCAATAGTAAAGTCTGACGCACCAAGTTGAAGCGGGGCAGTGTTTGATGTTGTTAAATAATCCGCGCCACTAAAATAATTACTCCAATACCCATTAGGCCAATACGGAGTGACAGAACCTTGTGTTGGAGTGCCGTTACGGGTGAGGGTAAAGTTGTTGGTGCTGGAATCTTGGAATGTGTTGTTCTGTTGACCGTTCGTGCTGGTTGTTTCCAACAGCAGCGGGACATACGGGAAGTATGGGTCCGCAGCCGCCGCTGCTTGGCCTGATTTAGACGCAGCAAACATTAGTAATTCTGCCCAATCGTTGCGCCAAACCAGCTCGTACCGTCAGAAAAGAACGAATAAATGTCCTTCTTGCTCGCGGTAGTTGTAATCGTCGGCGCTGTCGCTGAAGGCCAAGATACCGTTGACCAAGTGACCGTCCGGCTTCCCGTGCCATCTTGCGCCAGGATAATAATGAATGACTTGCCAGCCACCGCTGTAGGCATTGTGATTGTGGCGTTACCAGTCAACGTCAGAATTTGAACCGTACCGTTAGTTAAAGAAACAGTAATCGCGGTACTGGTATTGGCTGTATACGCCGTTTCAACGTAGTTTGTTACCGTTGGGTTGGTCAGCGCAGGCGTATTGTTAAAGACCAATACCCCTGTGCCAGTCTCATCAGTAACCGCTGAGATTAAATTGGCGCTGGATGGTGTGGCTAAGAATGTAGCAACGTTAGTTCCTAACCCTGAAACGCCTGTAGATATTGGCAATCCAGTCGCGTTAGTCAACGTCCCACTTGATGGAGTGCCTAAAGCTCCACCGCTAACCAATAATGTTCCAGTAGCATCAGGAAGCGTTAACGTGCGGCTAGCAGTAAGCGTTGTTGGGGTAAGTGTTACGCCATAGCTAGATGTGCCGCCAGCTCGCCCTTGCAGGATTACAGAGTCTTGCGTTGCCGCCGCTCTAGCCGTTGCAGTAGTAAACGCCCCGGTCGTCGGAGTCGTAGCACCAACAGTACCGTTGATGTTGATTGATGCGGTGCCGGTTAGATTTGTTACTACACCGGCAGAGGGGGTTCCAAGATCCCCACCGTTGACTACAAAAGCCCCAGAAGAACCCGTATTTATGCCAAGCGCCGTGACAACCCCAGTGCCAGTCGTAACTGTAGAAGGCGCAGAACCAGCCCCGCCGCCGACAACCAGCGCATTTGATGCAAGCGCGGCGCTAGAAGCCCAAGTGGTGCCGCTTGAGAAGTACGGCACTCCGCCGGAAGTACCGGCGACCGTTAGGGCCAGCGTCCCGGAAGTGGAAATAGGAGATCCACCAACCGAAACAATACCGCCAGTAAACGATTGGGCTACAGAAGTAACAGTTCCAACTGCCGCATACGCAAGACTATTCCACGCAGTTGACCCAGTGCCAATCTTGAACTTGCCGGTGTCCGTTTCTGCGCCCATTTCCCCAACCGCGAGCGTTGGATTGGCCGATGTCCATTGTGCGGCAGTACCGTTTCGTATTTGTATCTGAACAGCCATTATGGTGTTCCTCCGTCAATTGCGGTAATCCCGCCATAATTACTGCTTGGCGTCCCACCATCTAAATTTGGACTGCCGCCGCCGCCAGTATATTGCGGAATATTAAGCGTGTTCCCAATAAACGTCGCTGCGCCAGAACTTCCAGTTGTAGTCAGCGTAATAGGGGACTGATAGTCTGTGTTTGCCGTTGCAGCACTGATTGCAGTGCCATTTCCTTTGAGTAGCCCAGTAACGGTCGTAGAAAGGCTTATCGCAGGAGTTGTAGTGGGGTTGGTTACAGTGCCCGCAAGGCCGTTTGCTGAGGTAACAGAAACGCTTGTAACAGACCCGGAACCCCCACCGCCTGATGAATTAATCGTCTGATTAGGCCAGGTTCCGGTAATCGTGACGTTTGTTCCGGCCACTAATGCTGGTGTGGCCGTTCCGGTGCCACCGTTTGCTACGTCTAAAAGACCAGTAAACGAATGTGTGGCATTCCACGCAGCCGCACCAGTGGCACTAAACGAGCCATCCGCTGGCGTAGTGTGGGTTACCGAAATTGTCATGCCAAGAAACGCAACCGATACAAGGCGCGTAAGTAAATTTCAATAATGTTGTCAATTAACTGCTGCAAAGCCATATCTGTCTTGTCAACAATTTCGTACCGACAACCTTCAATTTCTTTCAACTGCTCTTCCAAGAACTCAACAAT